AAACTTTTTGAAAAATTCCTGAAGAAATAATACAGATAAGTTTGTTAAACTAGATCCAGATGTATGAGAAGTTGCTGTTGTGTCATCAAATTTTAAACTCTCTTGATTTATATTGAGAAGAGAGGATGAAATACCAACATTATAACCAGTAATACCACTAAATCCACGAATACATCCTGTAAAAGTTGTTGAAGTTATTCCTGTGTAAGAAATAATTTCATCATCTATCTTAAGTAGTCCATACTCAGATGGAAAACCTTTTGTGCTAGGTACAGTTATTGTTGTATCTGTAGTTGATATTCCTGCAGAAATTGTTGTAACACCTACAACCATTTCAGGAACTAAATTATCTACTTTTAAATATTGATCAAAATTAGTGATTAAATCAGTTGCACCACCTTGAAACTCTTGTGAAATATAATATTGCTTTAAAAACTCTGTGGCATTAGAAAAATCAGATACCAAAAACTCAGGTAACTGATTCTCAATAATCGTATTGACTTGTATTCTTTTGTCAATTTGTGACATAAATTATTTCCTCTCTAAATCTCCATTAGAGTAACTTGATGTGTAATAATCTCTGGTAAACACAACTCCTGAAACATCTTCACCTGAAGCAATTACATCTTTAATTGTATTTATTGTACTCTTTGATACATCAAAATTGAGATATAAATCTTTTAATCCAACAACATCATTTGATTCTGGAAATGCTTGTACTTCAATTATATTATTTTCACTTACAGTCGATGTTATATTGATTGTGTTTAGAATAACTTCACCTTTTTTATAGTCAACAACACCTGCATCTTTAACAATAACTCTCTGTTCACCTTTATTGTTTTTAGTAACTACACTGAGTGTTCCCATATTACTACCATCTAAATTACCAGCAGTATTTTTATTTGGAATATCAGTGATATAAGCAGTATCATTAAATCCATTAATTGTAAATCCAGTGCTCTTTACATTATATCCTGCAGGATTTATATTAAACTTATTACCAAAACAAAGTTCATATTGAGCAAATTGATTTAATAATGCTTTCAAATCTCTTCTAACAATCACTTTTGTAATATTAGATGTAATTCCATTATCTACACGATCAATTAGAGTAGATACTTTACTATATTTAAATCTACCACCAAATTTATTAATCTCTACATTATTTGCATATTCAGTTAAAGAGTTGATAATTCCAGTTCTTAAATTTGCTGCTGATGCTATTTGTGATGAATTGTAGTAAGCAGTAGTATTAACTTCCACATATAGTATTTTAAGGTCAACAATTTCAGAATTGATACCAGCGATAGCGTAATTCTTTAATTTGTTTTTAATTTGAGATTTATCAAAATCTGAAACAAAAGTACCATTTTTTGGTTTAATACTAATTTGTACTTTACCAAACTGTGGTGGATCTAACTCCTCTCCACCAACGACTGCAACAGACTCTGTTTGAGGGAATATTTTACCAATTATTGCTTCATAATCTCTTGGTGTAACTGCTCTATATTGTGCTGAATAGAGTCTTGGAGCAAAATACTTAATAGAGGACACATCCTCAACTTCAGCACCATTAGAAGCGTTTGAAACGGTAGTTACTGTAACACTATCAGATGGTGTGAATATTGTTCCATCACTTTTTGTAAATGTTCCTTGAAAACTAAAGTTAGATGCACCATTTCCAGTTTCACCTTCTGTTACAATATATCTGACTGTTACAACAGAATTGTTTTCTAACTTACGTCCGAATAAACCATCACCAAACAATATTTCATATTTTTCATCTTGAACTTCTTGTGCCAAGAATATTTCAGAATTTTTATCAATATTTAATATATTATCAACCATACTATATTTTCTTCCAATAGTTACATCAGCAGGTCCTGATACAAATGCTCTGATTGTTGAACTATCAATATTTGGACTATCAATAATAAATCTCTGAGAGACAGATGTGTCAACACGATATGTCCTTGAGAGATAAGTTCCTTCATGTATTGTAATTGGATCATCAAACTGTGCAAAAGAAGTTCCACCAATATCAACAACTCTAGTTGAAGTTACATTATCTGGTATTGAGAACCTGTAAGTTGTATTTTCTGCACTACCTACACAAACTAGACCTGAACGTAGTGTTAAAAACTTTGTAGTGCTATCGTTTGTTGCTCCGACGTTTATATCAGCAATACGAACTGTTGCTGTTGCAGCAGTTTTTGAACGGGGTATATAACCAATATTTCTTGCTAAAGATATTACATTCTCTCTGATAGTTGCAGAGTCTAAAAATGATTCATTTGCAACCAAGTTTGCATTAAATGAATTAATATAAGTATTATATGCTAAAGTATCAATTAAAACTGAAAAGTTAGAACCTTCAAAATCAAAATCAACAAAATTTGAGTTTGAACGAAGAAAATCTTTAATTTGTACTTTGATTTCATCAAAGTCTAAACTGGTAAACTGTGTAAAGGGCATATTATCTCGTTGGTTCTAAAATAAAGGCAAAAGATTGTTGTGGTAGGTCTAATCCCGTAATATCAAAAAATACAGTAACTTCAAGTGTATTGTCATCAGGACGAGCCTTGACAGTAGCACCTACATTACTGACTCTAGGTTCAAAATTACCAAGTACTTCACGAATTTGGTCTTCAATCATCATTACATTCATACGATCAAAGTTTGAAAATAATGTATCACGAATATCTGTACCTATTAAAGAATTAAAAAATCTCTCTGTAGGTATAGTTTCTACCAAATTTCTAACTGATCTTATGACTGCTCGCTCATTTACAAGCACAGGTAGGTCTTTTGTCACTGGATGTGGTGAAAAAGTTAGACTTATATCCTTAAATGCTCTTGATTTGCGTTGAATCGCCATTATTGATGCTTTTAGTTTTATTTATACCCTATCTTGCATAATCATTCATCACATAATCATCAGTATCAAAGTAATTGAGTATCCACCACGCTACACTACGTGGATTTTTGCTTCCACAAGTGAAAATATCGATTGCTACACACCCTTTTTCTGGCCAAGTATGACAAGAAAGATGACTTTCTGCTAAAGAGATGAGAGTTGTCACTCCGTAGGGTTCAAATTGATGAGTAAAGGTGTTAAGAACAGTCAAACCTTCGGTTTTAACTGCTCTTACCATCGTTTCTTCTATTTTTTTGGGGTCATTTAACTTATCAAAGGATACATTATACACTTCAATGAGTAAATGTTGCCCCATATGGGCATTTTTTACGTTTTTCATCCTAATTCGGGTTCAACATTGATATTTACGTTACCTGTGATTGGATCAAATGGTTTTCTTTCTTCTTTTTCTTCGATTTCGTTGCGTTCTTTTGCTGTTTTCCAGAAATAATTCTCTTCTGAACCCAATCCATCACGGTCATGACCATTTTCAACCTGATAATACACTGTTGAAACCTTAAAATCGGGCACTTTTGGTGTTTCTGGAGTAATACTGTTGTCGTAAATCCTCATTCGGTTGTTTGGATAGAGACAAAACTGTCCATTATCCAATTCCAAGAGATTATGAGACTTATGTTCGGCAGGTTGTTCACTTGTTGAGTAGTCAATTGCGTCTGTACTCTCGTGATAATTATCCAAAGTGCAAATATAAGTGCCTGTTTGGTTGCCAAAGTCTCTTGTATACACTTCATAGTGCATCGAACCGATAAATTGCTTCTGAACAGCGACTACACCATAGTCCATACAGTTCCAAAACTGTAAATTATGAAGAGTCATATCAGGGTCAGGTAATTCTGGAGACGATAAAAATGCCGAAATGGGTAATTTATCAAACATCGCAGCATATTCGGGCAAATAAGTCTCAAAATAAAAGGCACGACCAGGAATACTCTTGGCCGATACCCATACTCCCTTTACAAATTCACCATGTCCACTCTTATGGTCGGTTAAGTACTCTTTTCGTACCCATACTTCATAAGAAGGAAGATTCGTAATTAACGTAGACATTACCGACCCTGCCCCCTGTATCTTTTACGAGCCGAGTTACGGGAGGTCGCTGCATATTTCGAGTGTTTTCCCCGCCCTTGACGAGTTTTTTTGGGTCTCGTCTCAGTTACATAAGCACTGCCCATCATTCCTGTTTTTCTAGCCATTTAGTGGTTCCTCAATATAAGGTTCATAAGTAATATCTTTTGATGTGAGTGTCTTATTATAATAGCACTCAACTGCAAGGTCTTCCATAATGTCAAAGAGTTCTGACTCTGATACGTTCCAGAAGATAACCTTGCCTTTGCGTAGGACGTTATAACGGTCTCCTACTTTCTTTTCTTTTTGCGGTTTTCCCATTTGTTGAATACAAAAAGTCCGATTGCGATCCATATTATAATTGTAAATCCGTAATTACCCATAGTTACCGATGTGGATTGTAATACTGAATAAACAAGAATAGTATAAAGATAATCAATAGAATTGCAAGTCCTACCATCATATCACTCTTGTCTTTTCGTGTCCGACTCTCACCTGTGGGTCACACCAGATTTCAAATCCTGCTTCTTTTGCATCGAGGCAGAATGATACATCTTCACCGCACATATCTTGAACTTCTCCAGATTCAAATACCTGCATCTTTGGAGCAAACCAAGGATAAGGCATATCTTTATGTTCAAAGACACCTTTCTTTATTAATAACCAACCGAAACCAGTATAGTCAACTGTAAATGGTTTCTTTCTCTTACTTATACTTTCAATTGTTTCATGATTCATCACACCACCGTTTCCTCTGAAGTCATCTTCATCTAACCAATGTGCAACTGATGTTGTTTTACCATCTTCTGTACAATACCAACCTGCTGCAATATCCTTATCCATCAATAATATCTGATAAAACTTCTCAGTATTAAAAACAATATCACTATCAATCCATAACTGATAATCATAATTGAGTTTACCATCCCAAGGTAACTGGTCTGGTCCTCGAAGAACATTTGCACCAAGACACTTACATCGGGCAAAATTAACCATTGATGAATAATCTTGACTGATTTGAATACTTGCTCCTTGCTGTACTAATTCAAAACATAATGACACAAAGGATTTCAGAAACTGATAAGAGACTCCACGACCAGGAAGACAGAAAACAACTGTCTTTCCTTTTATCATTTCTCTTGCCTTTGCATAATCATATTGTGGTGCTACGGGTGCCTTCTTTTTAACTGGAGACTTTGCTTTGACTGTAAATCCTTTCGCCATAATATGTTGTAATTACACTTATATTCTACAACAATATCTATGCCTTGTCAATAAGGAAGAATAAAATGAGTAAAGCAGTATCTACCGTACCTTTTCTGACTGTCTTCCTCATTTAATATGACTTTATCGACAGAATGAGCAATCATTGAGGGAAATATTAACATTCGATTATATTTCGATTCAATCTCAATCTTTTGTTTTGTAAAATGAAAGTTACCACCTTCAAACTTCTTCGGTAATTTGTAATGCCAAGTTAAACAAGTAATAAATGCAACATCACAATGTTCTTGATAGTAATCATCATTTTCATAATACGAAAGTAGAACATTTATCTTATCATACTTGTGCTCTCGAAAAAACCAGTTTGGATGTCCTGCAATCGTTTTTAATGAAATACCTTGAGGTGTTTTAATCTTATCAGTAAAAAGTTTGTGAAATATATCTGGATCTGTAAAATCCTCTTTGTAAATACTCTCTCCCCAAAACGCTGCCTTTCCATTTTTAATAAACTGACCGTCAAAGTTTTTTGCAGCGTTTGTATAATCTGGTTCTAAAAGTTTTCCCCTTTCGTTAATACGTTCATAGTCTGCAAGAATCATCTCACATTCTTTCTCAGTATAAACATCATCGATGACAATATAAGGAAAGTCATCCTCATAATAATGAATTTTCATTTAATAAGACGATTCTTCAAGTGATGGTAAAGGTGTTTCAGCAATCTCTTCGTAGGTTATCTCGTCTCTCCAGTACGATGTATATAACTTATTCCATATTATATTAAATTCTTCTTCATTCAAATTTTTAAACAAACACTTATTATCGTCCAGATAGATGTGGTAAGTTTTCATTCTTCCTCTTCGAGTATATGGATGCCACCATTATCAATAAACCACTCAAGATTCATTCCCTCATACCATCCGTATTCGTTCATCATCCACTCAGGTATTGTAAGTTTATATTCTCCTGTGATGGTGTCTGTTGTGATCGGTTGGATTTGAGATTCAGAATCGTGTTTCATGTATGATGTTCACTTCTTCCAGTATATAGTACATAGGTATTTTTTGCAAATCCTGTGTGCTCATTTTTACACACGGAAAAAAATCTGTACCCCCTGCGTAAATGAAGTGGGTTTTATATTTACAGGTCGATTTGGGTCGTTTATAGCTTAAGGGTACCTATCGAATTTAATATAAGGGGGGGCGGGAACCCGCACCCCTGCTGCCCACGCACGAACAGTCTCAGGGTGAGACTGCGGTGAGAGGATTAATATTTCCTCTGACCGAGTGCTGTTGGTCTGTCGCCATACTCTCCGCAGTGGCGACCCCAAGGGTCTAAAGTCTCAGCATATCCGTGAGACTCAGACATTGCTAAACATATTTCAGTTGCATCCCAACTGTCGAAACAGGTTTCTGTTTCCATTCTTAAACCTTGAGAGTTATAAGCGGTAGTTCTAAATGAATCGTTAAACATAATTAAAAGGGGGTTAAATGTGTATGTACTTATTATAACGAATAGAATAGGGTTTGTATTACATTCGTCAGGGGATTGAAACAATCCGTTACACTATGGTTTTAGCGTAACGACCTGTTAAATAAAACGCAAATCCCTTATTTGAGATTTGACGACCTTCCCAAGTTATGGGGTGGTAGTTTCCGTTTGCTGTCTTACTGTCTTTTGTTCTGATTTGAAGGATTCCGTTACGACCTGTAAAAGTTTTAAGAGTTGTTGCGGTTCTGATGTAGTCGCAAATGTCGTTGTAATCTTCTTCAATTAGGGGATTTGTTTTTGTGTGTGTTGCAGTTCCTAAGAAGTTGTTTTGTCTGTCAAATGCAACATATAAAGTCCTTGCAATTTTGATTCCTAACTTAGACTGATTGAATGGGGTGTTGTTGAATACTTCGGTTAGTGTGTGTCTAAGTTGAGTAACCGCAATTGATTCCCCTTTAGTAAAAGACTTTAACTCTCCATCTACCAAATCTGTTAATTTTGAACTGTTTGGGATACCCAAAGCAAGTTCCAACAGTTGTCCCCGAACCCCCTTATTTTTTCGGGGTTTTGGTAGATTATCAAAATCAGTTGTTTTGATTTTGTTTTCTGTCTCTCTGAGGGTTAGAGTCATTTACTTCAATTGCGGTTATACAACTATTATAAAGGATAATTAACCAAATTTTCCTTTATATGAGTGAATTGAAACAATTAGTTACAATTCAAATTTAGGACTTACATTAATAATTAAATGCCTAATTTGTTGCTTTATCTAAAAATTTATGTTAATATTGGGGTAGACCCTTTTTTAAAGATAAGACGTTAACGGGTGCGGTTGATTCGGAACATATCTACAACTGGAAACTAACCAACCAGTTTCATTAGAAATTTTTTCCAGTAGTTCATCTTCATCATCAACAAACCAAACTCCCAAAGTATTTTCTATTACTTCTTTTTGTTGGTCAGGTGGGAGGACTCCTTGAGAGTCCTCAAAATCAAATTCGATTGATTCAATAATAAATGAAGGCATTAGGATTAAACTCCTAATGCGTATTTTGAACAAGGGTGCGGATTGCTTGGAGTACAACCGAATGAGGCAAAAAATGCGTCAAGCATAGGGCGGTTAACTTCGGGGTCGTCAAAGTCAACTCCTGCTATGTGGTCTACTCCCCACTCAGCAACTTCGATTTCAAATGTTTCAAAATCTTCGCATACATATGCTACGTCGTAGAAAGATTCCTTTTCTTGGATTCT